GTTTTTGCCGGTCGTGGCATTCAGGATTTGCGAAGCATCAGCACATTGGTCACGAAGGGCAAGCTTTGCCGCACTGTTGAAGATCCGAACGCTGCAACCGCATCTAGTAGTTACGCCCCAGATATTTTTGTTGATACAGTGCTTGACCAAGGCAATGGGATTGGTAAGTATGTTGATGTTGTCAATGTTGACACGACAAGCCTGACGCTAGCCAAATCATTCTGCAAAAACAACAAGTTACCTTTGCACGAACTCACAGACAGAAACGATCTTAAGTTCTTTATGGACGGCATGATTGCTGACGTTGGATCGTGGCGTGAATTCTGGATTAATGCTGCGCCATTTAGCTTGCTAGAGCTGGCAAGAAAGAACGGTGTCGATACTTTGGTTCCAGCATTGCCCTGCAATGGCTCAGGCGAAGCGGCAGATGACGACGGCTTGCCAATTGGGTTTGATGTGTCCGCACTGTTTACGGCAGGCAACATTTTAGAAGACTCATACAAAGAAGAATATCTAAATTACGGCACTGCAACAGAAGACATTATCGCGTCTGTAATTTATCGAAAGTATAACGCAAACGAAGTATTTAGCACTAAAGAAAGCGTTGATGTTAGCCTTAAAAATTCTTCCGGCACGGCAATACGCGAAACATTTGATCTAAGTCAATTTGTGACGCAACGCGAGCAGGCAATCATGTTCGGCAAGCTGCTATGCAACCAGCGACGCTACATCCGCAAAGGCATCGAATTCCAGACGTTCCCATCCGAAGCAGTCATTGCGCCTGGTGATTTTATTTACGTCGATGTCGGCATGGAAGATTGGGACAGCTACTCTGCAGGTGTAATCATGGACGGTGGCTCGTTGAACTCACCGTTGCTGGATGCGCGGCCTAACGGCACGTACCAGTTCTTGGTTTACAAAGGGCAAACAGGTGAAACAGAATCATTCAGCTCAGTGAGCGTCAGCGATGGTGTCGCGTCTGAGCTGTCCGATTACAAGGGCTGGATGTTTGTGATGGGCACACAGAAGCCGCGAAAGCGTGTGTATCGTGTGACGGAGCTTGCAATCGAAGAAGAAGGTGAAGTGTCGGTTAAGGCACTTGAGTACCCCTGTTTTGAGAGTGAGAGTGACGGCAAGCTTCGTGCGCGGATTGCAGACTTCCGTGCTAGCAACTTCACGGTAAGCTAAGCTGAAGGTAATGTTTTTCGCGTAGTCATGGGTTTTTTCACTGGACGCACTGGGTCAGTTGTATTCGGCGGCAAACCTGTCGCAAAGATCCGTGACTGGTCGCTTGATACTACAGTTGAGCTGTTGAGCACAAATACTATCGACAGCACTGTTAATACGTTTACGCCAGGCGTCAAGGGTGCCACTGGTAGCGCCACGCTTATGTATTACAAACTGGAATCAGGAGAAAGCGCGAGCTTAACCGAATTTACTGATTTGCTGAGCAAAATCATGAAGACTGGCTCGATTGAAACGACCCAGCGTGTATCGCTTGAGTTGAATGTTGGTGGAGGCGAAGATGACGATATTAAGTTTAACGCATATATTACATCAGCGAATGTTTCTGTAAGCACCGGTGAGCTTACTGTTGTGCCAATTACCTTTACTGTTGATGGTGACTTCACTGAAGTAATTAGCTGATGACATTTTTTATTGGCACTAAGGGCAATGTGCGTTTGCGCCGTGGTGCCGATACTGAGCTTGGTGTGCTTTCAGGCTCTATCGGGCCTGATGACTTGGTGCTGGCCTTAAACCGTGTTGGTTTTGAAGGCGCAAATGCTAACTTGTTCACAGGCGACAGGGTTGACCTTGTAACAACAGATGCTCGTGGGCTTGCGTTTATACCTGCAAGCAACTGGCCTAGCAATGCCATTGAGGATACTTTTAGCACATTTATAAATGTAAATAGCGCAGGCGGATTGCGTTTGTTCCCTACATTTGCCGACGCAGTAAATAACACAAGAGCAAATGAAATCGCGATTCAAGCATTTACTGGCGACCCTATTGAAGTGAGCGTACGAGTCAGGGACGTTGCATACAACCTGCTTGGAGATGTGACAAGTTATGAGTTTCAAAGCAACCGCGATCAAATTGATGTAACAGCTCTTGATGATAAATTTCGCAAGCAGCACGATGCTGGCTTGATAAGTGGCTCTGGACGCATCGACTGTACGTTTAATTATATAACTTCAGGCGCGCTTGAAACGTCTAAATTACTTGTACAGCTTATTCAACGCGTTGATCTTGGGTCAGCCTTTGACCTTGCATTGTATTTAACAGACAAAACAGTTGATCCTGACGTTGAAAATATCTTTTATCTCTTGACCGCTGTTGTAACTAATTCGGGTGTAAGAGTTGCAGCGAATGAAATCATTACCTGCTCTCTAGATTTTGTGACTACTGGCGATGTCCGCTTGGTCACTGGTGTGCCGTCACAGTACATCCTGAAAGAAGACGACGATCGCATTCGCGTTGAACATTCGCTCGACTACTTGCTACAAGAAGATCTCGACTAAAATGGGCGCATATGTCTTTGTAGTTCGGAGCTGGTGCCTTGGCTGATCAACGCATAACGGAACTCAATGAGCTGTCAAAAGCTGGTGTCGCGGCTAATGACGTTCTGGCTATTGCGGACATCAGCAGCCCTGAAACCAAAAAGGTCACAGCCAAAAACCTTGTTGACGCTGGCCTTGACCTGATTGATGTCAGCACAATTGATCTGGACAAGCTGGATCAAAGTAGCACGACCAAGATTGGCACGACTGCCATCGCCGATGATGCGATCACCTACGCCAAGATTCAAAATGTCACGGCAACAGACCGCCTGCTAGGTCGCAGCTCCGCAAACCCTGGCGTCATTGAAGAAATTACTTGCACGGCTGCAGGTCGAGCACTTCTAGATGACGCAAGTGCTTCAGCGCAACGCACCACGCTTGGCATTGATACAGATGACTCCGTAACCTTTGGCACTGTTACCGCAAATCTGAGCAGCACAAGCGCCACGATTACTGGCGGTACGATCACGGGCATTACAGATCTTGCGATTGCTGATGGAGGCACAGGCGCGTCAACCGCTGCTAATGCAAGGCAGAATCTTGGCGTTGAAATCGGCGTTGATGTTCAAGCCTATGACGCTGGGTTGCAAAGTATCTCAGGGCTGACGACTGCTGCGGATCAAGGCATTTACCTGACTGCATCAGACACTTACGCGGTTTACAGCTTCACCGCTGCTGGCCGAGCACTATTAGATGACGCAGACGCAACAGCACAACGCACAACTCTTGGGCTAGGCGCTCTTGCAATTCTGGACACAGTTGATGCCGCAACAATTACTGATGGCAGTGTCGGTACGGATGAGCTGGCTGATTCATCTGTAACGATTAGCAAATTGAGCTTAGTCGCTCAAGATTTAGCGGGCTCATTGATTGCTAACGGCGGAATCACTGCCACTCAACTTGCTACTGATGCGGTTGAAACCGTAAAAATTGTCGATGATGCGGTCACTTACGCAAAGATCCAAAACGTAACGGCAACCGATCGTTTACTTGGCAGATCGACTGCTGGCGCTGGTGTTGTAGAGGAAATTACTTGCACATCAGCAGGCCGCGCATTGCTTGATGACGCTGATGCTGCGACGCAACGTACAACGCTTGGGCTGGGCACTCTTGCCACGCAAAGCGGCACGTTTACTGGCACGCACTCTGGCACTTCTAGCGGCACCAATACTGGCGATCAAACAATCACCCTGACTGGTGCTGTTACCGGTACAGGTACTGGGAGCTTTGCCACAACACTCGCAGCGGGAATTATTGGCAGCAGCAACATTGCTAGCGATGCTGTCACTTACGACAAAATCCAAGACACAACATCTACTGATGTCATTCTTGGCCGCAGCACAGCAGGTGGCGGGACAGTTCAGGAAATTAGCTGCACCAGCGCAGGTCGTGCGCTTCTGGATGATGCTAATGCTGCAGCACAACGCACTACGCTTGGCCTTGGAGATCTTGCTGTTGCAAATGGCACTTGGACGGACGGTTCAAGCTTTAGCGGCACAAGCTCCGGCACAAACACTGGTGACCAAACGATCACACTCACTGGTGCGGTCACTGGTAGCGGCACTGGATCGTTTGCCACTACGCTTTCGTCCGACATTGTCGCCTCAGTAAACCTGCAGGCCGAATCAGTCACAACTGCAAAACTCCACGATGATTCTGTAAACGAAGACAAACTTGGCGATCAAGCTACTTGCATTGTTGCAGCAGCAACACCATCAGGTTCTGGTGCATTTGTCGGCCAAGGTTGGTTCAACACATCGACCAGCATTGCCTATCGCTGGAATGGCACAGCTTGGACGCAAGAATCAGGCATTCAAACCGTTACGGTCACTGATTCAACGCCGCTTTCAGTTGTTGTTAATAACCCTGATGCCTTCACTGCAAACCTGACGCTGACGCTTGACACGCAAGTTGCCAATAGCGTTTTTGTTGGACCTGCTTCAGGTTCGGATGCTGCACCAACATTCCGCGCTCTGGTTCCCGCTGATCTGCCGGATGCAACTGCATCAACGAAGGGCATCATTCAGCCTGGTACGGGCCTGAGTGTTACGAGCGGCACGCTGAACCACAGCAATACCGTTACTGGCGCGACAAAGAGCGGGATCACGTTTGACGCACAGGGTCACATCACGGCTGCTGTTGATCTTGTCGCAGGAGACATCCCTGACCTTGACGCTGCAAAAATTACAACTGGTTCGTTCACTTCAGACCGTATTGCCGGTGGTGCAATTACGGCAAGCAAACTTGCAAATAAATCAACCGCATCGATTGGCGAAACACTACCTGCTGCAGCGTTCATTGGGCAGTTGCATTACAACCCACTGGACAAAAACTTCTTCATGTGGGACGGCAACGTCTGGCAGTCGATTGGCATTTCAGCCGGTGCAATTATTCTTGCTGGTACATATGATGCTTCGACCAACCAAATTGCTTCTGTTACGACTGACGGCACTGCGATTGGATTGAGTGTTGGCACTGGACTGCCGAGCGCTAGCGCAAACAATTCAAATTATTATCTTGTTGTTTCAGAGTCAGGCACAGGGACTTCACCTGCGCCAACTGTTGCGCTCGCACCGCCTGACCTGCTGCTGTCTACCGGTGATAACTGGCTTGAGATTGACGTTAGCAGCACTTACACAGCGCAGACTGCGTCAAACGTTGCGTTTGTTCCTGCTGCGAGCTTGGGTTCAACCAATGTGCAGTCAGCACTTGAGGAAGTCAGCAACGAATGCCGCGATGTAGACAACATGACCGGCGGTGTGCTGGATGTTGCTCGCGGTGGCACGAA